CTATTTTCCCAAATCTGATCCGCTTGCAATGGCACATATTACATTGTCTTTCTCGGGGACATGTTTTTTAATTTCTTTGATCTGTTCTTGAAGTTTACCTATTTCGCGATTTAATTCTTCATTTCTTATTTTTAATTCTTTATTTTCTTCTTTTAAATGCTGAAAAAGGGCGTCTGTAGGTTCAGGAGTTATGAACTTTTCTCCTTTTCCAGTGATAAGCCACATAATATTGACTTGAGGATATATGATTAATATATCATTCAATACGCCTGAAGTTATATCATTGTTTAGACTTGTCACATAGGTTGATGTACGGCCTATGCTGATGGAAAACTCACGTCGTGATAGCTCTAATGCCTCGCAAAGAGCAATTAATCTATCTCGAACAGCCGATGATTTTTGTTTTGTACCCATAATAAAAGTTAATCGAACTATATATAATTCACATTTCATTTGTTTTTAAACTATATATTGTTCATATTTGCATTGTATTTTAAATCACACGAAACAAATGTACAAAGAAATCGAAACCCCTGCAATAGCGAAAAAACGCTATTACTTTAAAAAAGGCTATCGTCAAGTGACTATAGCCCAGAAAGATGAAGTTCGCAAGAACTTGATGCATGCATTAGGCATTACACGTTACACTTACTTTTCGCACTTACTTAATAGTGGTATTGTGGATATCACTATGTCGAAGTATGAAGTAATCACTGACATTCTCCAGAGATATGGAGTGGTTGATATTTGGGAGATTGTTCCTGAAGATCAAAATATACGATGATATGGCTGCATTGTCGAATAGAGAAATACAAATCGCGGAACGTATAGCTTGGGGGGCTTCCCAAAAAGAAGTTGCTGATGATCTTGGTATTTCTCGCTATACCGTGGATAATATTCTTCGTAAGATATATCAAAAACTTCATATCGGTAAGATAAATGAGCTGTCTGCATGGTGGTTTTGCACGCACTTCAACATTAGCTTTGAGCTATCACCTTTAAAGCGTGCCATTGGTGCAGTGGCTTTGGTTGTTTTGATAATCTTTAATGATTTTATTTCAGATGGTTCCTATTGTCGTAGTCGAGGACGGAAAGTAAAAACGGAGGAGTTGGTGCGCTTGAAAGAAGTAGCTTAATTATTTCTTTAATACATGGGTGATAAGTTAATAACTAAAGAAATATGAGCAAATATACAGCAAAGCAAATAGCTGAATCTGACGAACTGTTTGAAAAGCAAATACATAAAGTCAGAAAATTTTATTTGAGCCGTAATCCCGATAAAATGATGATGCTTGAAGAAAGAAAAGCCGTCATTAAAGAACGAAATAAAGGTCTTTCCCCGGAATATGACAAGGAGTATTATTGTGGAACTTGTGGAGCTAAAGACGGTGCGGAACATCCTAAAAGCGGATATTGCTTTTACTGTGATACTGATAATTGGATTTCAAAGAATAACTAATAACTAATTAACAATGAATCAAATGGATATAAAATTAAGCAAGATGCAGTTTATTCATTTAGAACATATCTGCAAAAAAGGATGGGGTGGTTATAGCAAACCATCCGATGAATTAGACAAAATGGTAGAAAACGGTTTATTGACAAAATCGGCTGGACCATTCGGAGATGTTGTTTATCGTCCAACTAACAAGGGATATGAGTTAATAAATTCCTAATAAAATTATTGAAAATATCATGACTACATCATTAATTCAATTTCACAAAACAGATAATGTCTGTCATTATGAACTAACTCAAGAAGGTAAAAAATGCCAGTTCCTCCAGTTCTTGATTAATACCAGTAACTTCACTTGGCGCAAAATACCGGAAGAAATCACTGAAGAAGACAAACGGCAAGAAGCCTCTATCCTATTGAGCAAACTTTGTGCTATTGGGTACTTGATTTTTCAGAAAAAGAGACCGGATGTTTCGCGTGCAGTCATTGCAACCGATTACATGAACAAAGAACCCGGACGGAGTGGGAAAACCTTATTTGTGAATTTCATAGCCAAGTTCATTCAAGCAGAACACATAACTGGTAGATTCATCGATATAAATAATGCTTTTATTTGGAATGACCTATCCTCACAGACCAAACTCGTTGTGCTTGATGATCTACCGGAAAACTTTGAATTTGATTGGTTATTTCCATGTATTAATGGAGACTGGGTGATCAATAGAAAAGGAAAACAAGTAGATATGATCCCTTATTCATATTCTCCCAAAATAGTTATCACAACTTTCTCGGAGATAGCTGGCAAAGGAGTTAGTGTCGATTATAGGAAATGGGAACTTCCCTTTTCTGATTATTACAATGCCAGCCATAGCCCCATTGATGATTTCGGAAAATGTTTCTTCACAGACTGGGATATCGAAGACTGGAAGTATGCTTATATGTTGATCGCTGACTGCGTACAACTTTATTTGAATTATGGACCTGTGTTAACCCAGGAAATTCTATGGGAAAGTAAAATAGAAGTCGAAATAGGGATGGATTTTACTTCTTGGGCAGACAACTATTTTTCAAATCCTTCATATCTAAATCAGACCATCTCCAGAAGAAAGCTATATGAACTATTCTATAAAGAGGATAATGCGAGACGTAAATATGTCTCATATACAGTTTTCAAATACAAGTTGGCTAAATATTGCAATGCAAAAAAGATAGCTTTTAGCACACAAATTTCAAATGGAACTGAGTTGTTTTCTTTTTCAAAAGTATAATAAATCATATATGAAAAAGCAGTATGTTATAGCACGTTATTTTCGAGGTTGGCACGTGGAAACAATGTGCCAACCTACAACAAAGAGGGATGCTGATAAACGATGTGCTAAACTACAAAAAAAAGCGTCCCCATTGACTGAATACAAGGTGCTCAAAATTGCCACTACGGATAAAAAAGTGACTTACATTTAACGTATAACAAATGGGAAAAAGAACAATGCAAATAGATGTAATAGGTTCAGTGGAAGGTACTGGATTTATGAAATGCAAATTGTATGCCGATGGGCGTGTATGTGTATTCTACATGACGGAGTCTAACTATAAAGCCTTGATGTATGATAAAATATTTATTCGTGATGGTCAAACTATTGATTCAGCAGGAGTTATAAATACGACCAACACTTTTATTGAAGAAGATTTATGAATGTTTGAGGAATACCGGCTTTGGGATTTAACTTCGGGTGTTCCTGAATTATTTCTCTAAATTCAAAGGGAAACAAAATTATACGATTAAGCAGCTAATAGGTGATTAACTTTTATATATAGGGCAATTATGGCAGAAGACAATCTTGCACTCGATATCCCTATCGAGATCTTATTCAAATACCTGCTCAAAGATTATCACAGAGAGCAACAGCGCACCCTGTATCTGGAGAGGCAAATCAAAAGTGTGCTGAAGCGGAATGCTTACCTGGAACAGGAAATCGGCAAGGTGAAACAGCAGCTACTGAAGAAGATAGAAAGGAGTGAGAAACAAATTGATTATTCGCAAGAAATCAGCCGGCTACACCAGGCTGTTTCCTGCCGGAACAATACCATTGAGCAACTCAGAAATGAGAATGCCCGGCTGAAAAATGAACTCGATACGTATATGCTGTTTCTTGGCAAAATTTAAGTCCTATCACTTAATCCTAAAAACAGTGTAATTCGTAGCGGCAACATATAAAACTCTTATGTACTTTACTAAAGATGATATAAAACGGATCAAGGAAGCTTCCAAAGGGAAGCTCCTTGATATTATCGGTGACTTTCACGAACTACGGAAACGGGGCGCTGAATATAAGTGCGAATGTCCCAAATGCCACGGACAGGAGAAGCTACATATTTCTCCGGCCAAACAGATTTTCAAATGCTTCAGTTGCCCGGATATAAAGGGTAAGGAACCGCTGGACTATTTGCAGAGGGCGGAAGATATGCAATTTCTGGAAGCCCTCGACCACCTGGCACGCAAGTTCAATGTACTGCTTGATCCAAAACCGGAGAAAAAGCCAGCCAAGCCTGCTAAAATGAAGAAACAAAGCAAGGAGGCCAAAGGAGAAAGCATTGATACATTCTGCGCCCGTATGCTTGCCGGTAGCGGACTGACCTATCAAGATGTGACGGCACATATCTTTAAAAAAGGAGATACACAGAGTATTTTTGAGGCAAAAACTTTCCGTCCGGGAACCATTGATGAATATGGTAATATCGTTGATGGGGATGATGTCATTATAGAATACTATGATCTGGACGGTATGCCGGTTACCTATATGCGCAAATTACCGGGACGTGGCAAGCAGGAACCCAAGGTGTATTATCGGGTCCGCTGGCAGTTCCCGGACGAACATCGGGACAAGGAAGGGAAACCGTTCAAATACAAATCTCCTGCCGGCAGCGGTACGCCCATATACATTCCGGAACGCATGAGGCAGATGTACAAAAAGAAAGAGCAATTTCCGAGACTCTACATCCAGGAAGGGGAAAAAAAAGCGGAGAAGGCTTGCAAACACGGTATTCCCTCAATAGCGGTTAGCGGTATTCAGAACCTGGGGCAGAAAGGGGCATTGCCGGAAGATCTCGTCAAGATTATCACCGTTTGCGGGGTCAAGGAAGTGGCCTTCATCTTTGATTCGGACTGGAATGATCTGTCCAACAATATAAAGTTTAATACTCCTGTTGATACACGTCCGCGGTGTTTCTTCGCCGCTGCCCGAAATTTCAAAGAATATATGCGGATGCTGAAGAACCGCGGCATCATGGTGGAAATATTCATTGGCCACATCAATAAAAACGATGAAGGTGACAAGGGATTGGATGATCTGTTGGCAAACAAACTGAGCGGCCATGAAGAAGAACTTGCCAAGGATCTGGAATTTGCCTGCAATGAGAAATCCGGAATCGGCAAGTATGTAGAAATATTTAAAATTACGGCATGGAACGATCAGAAAATACGTGAGTTATGGAATCTGCATAGCCACGAAAAATTTGCCGAGCAACACCGCGAAGTTTTACAGGAACTTCCGGAGTTTATCTTTGGCCGGTATGCCTATAAGTTTGACGAAAGCGGCAGGGTGGTATCCGCACTACCCTATGATGAAGATGAAAAATTCTGGAATGAAGATTTTAAGGAAACGAACGGTAACAGAATACCGGTGTTTGAATACGACTATGTGGCCGCCAAAACCTTTTTTCAAAACCGGGGGATCGGGCGATATCGTTTGCTCGATACGAAGTTGTGGACCTACATTCATCTGGATCCGCCAGTAGTCCGGACTATTGACGTAGAAGATGCACGCGATTTCATGTTCGCCTTTGCCGAACAGAATTGCAGCCGCTTCGTCAATAATCAGTTACTCAAGGGAGGCTCGCAATATGTCGGACCATTTCAGATGTCAAGGCTTGCTTTTATCCAACCCAATTTTATATCCCCGTCCCGTGATGAACAATACTTCTATTTCCGTGACCGCTGCTGGCATATCACACAACATGAAGTCAAAGAAGTGGGCTACGAAAGTATTACTCACCAGATATGGGAAGAACAGCGGAAAAACACCGATGCCAAATACCTCGGGCATCCCCTCATTGCCTTCAGAGAAAAAGCCGGCAAATATGATTATGAACTCTCTCTGGAAGGAAAGAAATGTCATTATCTGCAATTCCTGATCAATACCAGTAATTTTACCTGGAGAAAAAAAACTGAAGAGATTGAAGAAGACGAACTTTATGAAAACAACCTCCACTTGCTCAGTAAAATGTGTGCTATTGGCTATATGCTGATGGAGTGCAAGGACGCGAACGTGACACGTGCCGTTATTGGCATGGACGGCAAGCAGTCGGAAGTGGGCGACAGTAACGGCCGTAGCGGTAAATCGCTTGTTGGCGAATTAATGCGCCAGGTAGTTGATACAGTCTATATATCCGGAAAACGGACGGATATCTTCAATGACAGTTTCATTTGGAATGATATTGATGAACAGACCCGTCTGGTGTTTATTGATGATGTCATGCAGAATTTCAATTTTGAGTTTCTGTTTCCTAACCTTACCGGTGACTGGACTGTAAACAAGAAAGGAGGCGCACGTATCACCTATCCTTTCGCAAAGTCTCCTAAAGTATATATTCCAACGAACCATGCTATCCGTGGTACGGGTTCCAGTTATACTGACCGGCAATGGCTGATAGCCTTTTCTGATTTCTATAACGACCAGCATAAGCCTATGGATGATTTCGGGGTGTTATTCTTTTCCGAATGGGACTTCACGCAGTGGAACCTGACTTGGAACATGTTGGCCAACTGCATACAGCTTTACTTGAAATTTGGAGTTGTACAGGCACCGGGCGAACGCTTGCAGCAACGTAAGCTCAGACAGGAAATTGGCGAAACTCTTATATCCTGGGCGGATGAATATTTTAGTAGCGAAGAAAACCACCGCCGTACTCCCCGTAAGGAGATTTACGACAATTTCTGTAACTATGATCCGCAGCAACGCAAGTTTATCAGTGCTACGGCATTTAAAGACAAACTGAAGAAATATTGCGAATGGAAAGGCTGGGTATTCAATCCGCATAAGTATGACGCAAAAAGCGGTTTGCCCCTCTTCCTGGATAAAGACGGAAAGCCGGTTATAGATGACAAATCCGGAGGGATTGAATACTTTACCATAGGAAAAGCAGCTGGCGAACTGGCACCGCAGAGTGATCTTCCTGAAGCATCAACTAATAAGCTTGCATTCTGATGAACGATACACATTCCGATATTATAGCCCGGCTTATGCCTCTCTATGAGATGGCACCTGAGCGTTTCATGGCGTTCTATGATGCAGTATATCTGATGTGTATTGACTTGCCGGAAGGTGAACAGTTCCGTATTTCAGATCGTTGTCAGGAAAAAGACCTGAAGCTGTTTCAGGATATCGTGAAAATACTCATTGCGGAACAACCATACGATGTGCATACAGGACAGTTGGAGTTGTCGGATGATGTGGAGTACGTGAGACGGACAACGGGCTTTAGCCCCTCTGTAAATCGCTTCACTCCGAGACGGGAAAAGGAGTAGATTATGCCAATTTACTACGATGTAAAGATACATATTTTCAATGAATTACGCAAGAAATCATGCTAAAAAAAGAGCATAAAATATTGGTGGTCGTTTCACCGGATCCGGTCGAACGCAAGCAGCTGTTGAGTCGCCTGGTAGTACGGCTTGGCTTTGCCCGCATTCCTTCAGATGCGGCAAAAATCATATCGAATGATATCTTCAGTATAGACCTGGCAACGGCCTATTTCGTTTTCTGTAGTAATTATAATTTTCGTGGGGCCGTACTCACTAACCAACGTTTATATGAAATGGCTGCACGGGGCCTGTGTGTAGTTGTAGGAGTCCGTTCAATTCCCCGTGAGTACGAGTTCATTTGCAGAGTATTCTATCCGGAGGACCTTCCATAACAGGAGTATTCTTTTGATGATTACCGGTCATTCCGGGAAAACATAACACGGAGTATTCTTAAAAGTACATATTGAGTGTTTGCCTGCATCCGGCGGTACGTGAGTACAGTCGGATGCTATCTTTTCTTTCTTTTGCCCCTTCCCCCTTTCCCCCAACCCATTACAATAACGATTTGGACAAACGTGCATGAGCGACAGTCGTGGGAACTGCCGGAGGGGGTATATTATTCTTTTTTTTATTCTTCTTTTAAAAAGAGACTACCTTAAAAAACAGAAAAAAAATCGTGCATTCGTGCAGAAGTACTGTTGTTTTCTTATATCAATTTGATATGCAACAAATTACAGGCGCACAAAATCCGCACGAATTGCGCACAAATAGCGCACGAATTGTACTTTTTCGGGAAAAAGGCCGAAAAGTACGCAAACGGAAGAATTAGTGCGGGAATGTACGATTTTTGTGCGGGTGTAATCTATTGATATACAGGTGTGTATAAATGTGTACATGTACAAAAGTACTGCCGCACGAATTTTATACTATATCCGTGCAAGGACTTGGTTATATGCTCGGTATTTAGTATATTTGTGTAAAAATCAACACTTTAAATGATAAAGAAAGACCGATTTGTCTGTTGGCTGCCTTGCAAACCATATGTTAAGCAGTTCCTTTTGCATAATTTCAATACGCCTGATGATACCTGGACTGAAATCGTTAACCTGTCTTCCGACAAGGAGTTGCAGAACGATTTCCTTTCCCGGCTGTCCAAGCCCGGACGCTACGAGAACAAATACCGTAACCTCTACCGCTATACGGCCAATGTGGCGGTAGAGATACGTCGTGATGACTTCTACCGCTATGGCTGGTCGATGTCAAATACTGAAGTGGTGGCGTTCGGTACCAAGATTGAACGGCGGATCAAACAGATATTGTTCCTCTATCTTGATACCCATGTGAGTATGGGACTTCCATTATCAGCCGCTATCCGCAATTTCCAGACGAAGTTCGGATTTACTGAAGACACCTGGTCTTATGACACCATCCGCAGGGAGTATAACCGACACGGATATCGGAAGACAGTGGAGAATACTACTATTTTTGATTTTATTAACCGTATAATATTGGGGAAGTTGTCCGAGTTTGGGACAATTTCCCAGCAAGGAAGATTAGCGTATGAAAGTGATAAATTATGATTTTGAAAACATCGGAGGACTGTTGCAGGTGATTGCCGTTTCCCCGACTTCGTTTTTGCGGATCCGTAAGGATTATGCCGGTGGTCTGAACTACCTGGAGCTTCGCAACCGGGAGAACATTATTTCCATTCCGGTGTATGCCAATGACACTTATATATATAATGAGGACAAGGAGGTAAATGATGCGGGGGATTGCTGGAATGTGTCGGTTGAAGGGGTGATTCCGAAACTTTCCTCAGTGAATCATCAGCTGATGGAGACTCTGGAGCGTGGCTTGTGGTATGTATTGGCGGTGGACGGCAACGGCCAGGTCCATTGGTGCGGGCAAGAAGACGCGTTAATGTTGTTTGCCACGAACAAAACAAGCGGGCGTTCGGTTTCAGAACGGAACGGCACGTCTTTTACATTCACCTGTATCCAGGATGAACCCACCATCTTCATTGAAAATATAGAAGAAATGTAGCTGCATGACTTCTGCTGTTTATGTGTAACAGGCTTTAAATTATAGATTTATCTGCCGTCCGGCGGTGCCCTGTGTCCTTGGGCACCGCTTTTTTTGCATTTTTCTTTGCGCAAAAAAGTTATATGAACGAAACAGTTATCACACTTTTTGGAGCGATTGATCGCTTCTGGTATAACAAGAACTACCTGAAATACTTTTTGGACAAAGCAAAAGGGCAGCCGGTACGTCTGAAGGTTTCCAGTCCGGGCGGTGATGTGGCTGAAGCTATCGCCATGTCAAGCCTGATGGCCGATCATGGCAACGTGACGGTGGAGTTTATCAGCTTCAACGCTTCGGCAGCTACTATACTGGCGTTCGGTGCCAAGTCCATTGAGATGCACGAAGATGGCATGTGGCTGGCTCATAAGTGCAGCCTGGGCGTGGACATTTGGGGACAGCTCAACGCGGATCAGCTCGAAGACACCATCAAGGAGTTGCAGAACAAAAAGAAGAGTGCCGAGGCTATTGACCTGATGATCGCACAGAAGTACATCAACCGCAGCGGCAAGAGTCTGAAGGACGTTATCACCCTTATGGAAGAAGAACGCTGGATGCCTGCCGCAGAAGCCAAGGACTGGGGATTCATAGACAAGATTATTCCCGGTACCCATAAGAAGCCGCAAGTGACCGATGAGATAACGGACTGTTTTACCGCCAATGGTTTACCGTTGCCGGTACTCAATGCTTCCGAATCGGAAACGCAACCCAAAGGAAATGACAGAAACCTTGTTTCCCAAATCATTGACGGTATCAAAAGCCTGTTTCCTGCCAATAATACCTCTGAAGACATTTCTAATTCAAATACAGTTATTTCCATGCGTAAAGAATTTACTTTCATTAATCAGATCCTCAATTGTGAAGGCATTGAGGAAAAAGACGGTAAGATATCGCTTACCGTAGAGAACTTGCAGGCCATCAATAACGCCATCAAGGTAGCCAATGAAGCGAAAACCAAAGCTGAAAGCGATCTGACAGCCGCCAATACAGCCAGACAGACGGCCGAAAACAATCTGACGGCAGTTGTCAACGACCTCGATAGCCTGAGCGATAGCGTCAGGAATGCGGCCGACAACAAGACTAAGGTACAGGTTATCCGCAATATCGTGGCCAAGATTCCCGGAACGGCAACCGCCAGTCATCAGGAATCGAACGAGGACAGCAAATTTGCCGATATCGCTACGGATCCGATCAACAGTTATGAGAATGAATAACATCTAAACTATTCTATTTATGGATTTTAAAGCACCTATTGACATTACCACGGTTCTGACCGCGGTAAAAAAACACAGAGACATCCTGAAGGCGGTCGATAAGCTCGACGCTTCGGAGGTATTGAAACATTTCACTCCGGTACCGGGTATTACCGATTCCCTTGAATTGGGCAAGGTAGAAGGCGGCAGCATCTCCAGCAAGTACACCGGCAAGTTTACAGCCGGCAAGTATCTGGGTAAGATTGTTCCGCGTCGTCTGGTCGTTCGTCCCGTCGTGATGGAGATGTCCGATGAGCCGGAACGTTACCGCCGCACCTACATTGCTGAGGTACCCGGTACGCTCCGCAAAGAACATCCCTTCGAGTTGTGGCTGATCAACCACGGCCATGAACTGGCATCCAATGATTTGCTGTTTGCTCTTTTCACAGCGAAATACAGCGCTGATGAGAACAAGACGGACATTCAGGACTCTTTCGACGGTATCGGTACCATTGTTACCGAAGGCGAGGCAGTCGGAGATATCTCCAGTGCTGAAGGCAACGTATATGCCACCGGTGAGCTGACTCGTGCCAACATTGGCGAAAAGTTGCTGGAGATGTGGCGTCACATGCCGCGTACCTTCAAGCGCAAGAAGAACATCAAGATGTTCATTTCCGACGATTTGGGCGACATGTATGATGACTGGCGCAAAGATGAAGGTACTATCGTTATCGGATTAAAAGAAGATACTTCCGATACACAACACCTGCTCGGTTCCAACAACCGTTGTGAGCTGGTACGTGTTCCAAATCTTCCCGATGGTAGCCAGTTTATCATGCTGAGTACTAAAAATAACATTTGCTACGGATTTGACAAAGAGAGCGATTTCAAGTCTATCAAGCCGTTCAATTCCGGCAATCCTTATACGTTCGATGCTGCGGGCAAGTACGTGATTGGCTTCCAGTTCGTATCGGTGCATAAATCGGAGTTCTGCGTCAATGACCGTCCGGTGGATCCTGAAGGGACCAATCCATTCGGATATATCGAGGTCACAATTGCACCGGATGAAGCGAAGGCCAACGGTGGCAAATGGCGCATTCAGGGTGAAGAGGCTTGGCGTGATTCCGGTACGTATGTAGCGGTTCCCGGTGGTAAGGAATATACCGTCGAGTTCCTGGAGGCCGCCGGATATACCACTCCTGCCGTGCAGAAGAAAACTCCTGCTGCGGGTGCAGTAGAGAAAGTGACGGGTACATACGTTGTTAAATCTGAATAAATCCTGTGACTATGGCAGAAGTAGATCCTAAATTATGTATTGCCCTTGATGATATCAACGAGGCAATGGACTGCGAGAACCAGGATAATATGGGCGGTATCATACCGTCCGTTATCTTCGGTTATCATGCAGATGTGGCGACATGGCCGGACTACCCGAAAAAGACGGATGATCCGCTTTCACTGGAGGCCGCCGGTGCACTGGTCGGTGATCTTGTTATGAAAGAAGGTTGCCGGGCCTATAAGATGGATATCACTGACGAACTGGCTGAGTTCAAGATTACGGATCAGGGAGAAACCGGTGGTGAATCGTTCCTGATGGACTTGAATATCATTTCGGCCAAGATGCGGAAGAAGATATTCGGTTTTGAGAATGCGACCAAAGGCCGCAAGATGTTCTTTATCGTGACCGACAACAACGGCACGAACTACCTGATGGGTGACAAACGCCGCGGTGCTATGCGTGCCTCCGGAGATGGTTCTACCACCGGGGCAAACTCTACTGCGCGTAATCAGAACACACTTCATTATACTTTCACTGCACCGCGTAAATGTGTGTATGAAGGTGATGCGGAAGACATTCTCACTGTAAAGAACGCACCTGGAGGTTGATTTTTGTTTCTTCGTTTGGTTAGTTGCTTGTTTATGTCCGTCTCCGGAGTTTTTCCGGAAGGCGGACATTTTGTTTTGTCCTATCACAGCAATAAAATTCGCAACACCTTTGTATAACGTTAATATCAAGAATCATGGCTGAAATTACAAATGCTTATATCGTAGCCCGCAGAGAAGGTATCGCCTGGCTGAACTCTGCTAAGAGAGAATACAATACTGGTGTGGCTATCCTTGCTAAATCAGGTTACAAGACAATCGTATCATCCAAACTGGCTAAATTAGGCGAAAAGCCGCATACCCGCGAGAAGCTGGAATATGAAATCCGGCAGATGATTAAAGTCTGGTACCATCCGGATGATCCGCGCTTTGAGGATGTGGACCTGGCGGATGATGCGGTACCGGGTAATGACGGACGTTCTGAGACAGTTCCGGAAGAAACGGCGGCGGCTATCGTTACCATTGCGGAAAAAGAACTGGCACGTGAAACGGATGAACAGCCCGCTTATCCGCCTGTCATTGCCAAAATTATCTATGATTTCCGGGATTGCTACAATGAACGTTCACGGCTGCACCGGTTACTCTCCGAACAGGGTGAGACCAATACAGCGGCTGTATGTGCACAGCGCAAGGATATTGTTACCCGTATAGCCTTCCTCTCCAACCGCATGACATTGCTGGCTGCCATCAAACAGCAATATGAGCAGAAAAAGGAGTTGCCGACTGATGAGCAGCTGGACGAGCTTTATAAAAAAGTGGATGTTGCTGAAGAGAAGCCGGAAAAGGAAGATGAACAGACTGATATCAGTTCCCTTTCCGTCGAAGAACTGAAGAAAGCGAAATCCAATGCCAAGAGTAAGATTACCAAGGCAAAAAACATGTTGCTGTATTCTTCAGAGAGCAAACCTAAAGACGGCAAGGAAAACCCGCTTCCGGACTGCCCCAAACGTGTGAGATACGAGAAGAAGGTGGCTGATCAGGAGGCATTGGTAGAGAAAATAGAGTATAGACTGGCCGAGCTGCAATAATGTTGGTATGTTGCAGCGATATGAATGAGATGCCGGCGGAGAGAATGAAGGACAATGCGCTCCCTCTCCGCCAAACGGATGTGGCAGCCTCCGACCATGATCGGGTTTCGGAGAAGCTGCTGCATCCGGACGCTATGGGAATGCTGGTTCCCGGCAGAGATAAGCATTTCTATTCTTCCGGAGCATTTAACCTGATCCAGTTGATTTTATATATTTTGAAACAGACCGGTCCGGCACACCTGTTCTTGACTACTTACTCCATCTCGATGGATAGTATCAACGCCCTTCATCGTAAGGTCGAAACGAATGAACTGTTATCTGTACGGTTCTTAATAGACAACCGTGTACGCAGCATTTCACCGAAGCCGTTTGACTATCTGGTAACTACATTCCCGGACAGCTACCGCTGCCTGGCACTACATGCAAAAGTGGCGTTGCTGTATAACGAAGACTGGAAGATTACCGTTGTAGGCAGTCAGAATGCTACGCACAACCCGAAGCTGGAGCGTGGAATCATCCATACCGGTAGAGATATTTTTGACTTTGACTTTAAAATGTTGAATGATGAGTTTGACGCAGGAACAACGTGAGGAGATTGAGAAAATGGCGTATCGCCTTATCCCTCCGGGAATGATTGCAATCAATATCGGTGTGGATGAGACGGATTTTCTTGCAGAACTTCGTACTCCGGGCACTGAGGTGCGTACAGCTTTCTACCGGGGACATCTCAGACAGATGGTTGAAGTACGGGAGGCTATCATCAAGTCCGCCATCAACGGCAGCAATCCAGCACAACAGGAACTGATCAAGTTCTTTAAATCGCAAAAGCAATATCTTGAGTATGAGTAACAGCTTGACAACATCCAAAAGTAAATCTGCACTGGAGGAACAGTCATATGAACTCATCCGGCAGCACATTATTGATCCGGAAAACAGTCCGTTGCCGGAGCATCTTCGGGTGCAGTGCAACCGGGTATTGCAGATAGCCCGTTTGCTGGATGATTATCCCAATGAGAGCCATATCATCAACATCATGCTGGCGAAATACCGGATTTCACGTACACAGGTACGTAAGGATATCGCCCTGGCAAAAGAACTGTTCAAGACACAGCACCAGTTTGACTGGGATTTCTGGTTTGCTTGGATGATCAAGGACCAGATACAGCTTATCCGGGACTGTAAGCTCAGAGGTGATCTGAAGAACTGGAACAACGCCAAGAAGGTGCTACATCAGATGATTGGCGAACGTCCGGCTTCGGTTGAGGATCCGCGACGCATGGAGAAGAACGTGTTCTACATTCAGATCAACAGCATGGGGCAAAAGGTGGATATTCCGCTGGATGCCATCCGCAATCTTTCTCAGGAAGAGCAAAAGGTTTTGGTAGATTCGATGTACACACCTATTGACGATGTGCAGGCAGAAGAAATAATGAACTCATAAATATAACAGCCTTGGGCGGGCTTTGTAAAACCCATATAAAAGCAATGAGTATGAAAAGTTTTTTTATTAAAGTTATGGTTTTGGTAACGGTGTTGGCTATTCTTATGTTTGGCGTTCCTCATTATCGGATATGGTCCGCTGAACAAAGAGGCAAGGCTGAATTTGCAGAAGCTGAACAGAACCGGAAAATTAAGATTGAAGAGGCGAAAGCGAATCTGGAAGCAGAGAAACTGAATGCCCAGGCTGAAGTGGAACGTGCCAAAGGTGCGGCAGAAGCAATCAAGATTGAAAATGGCAGCATTACCCCCGCTTATATCCAATATTTGTGGGTACGTCAGCAGAATAATCTGAATGACAAGACTGTAGTTTATATTCCGACAGAAACAAACCTTCCGTTATTGGAAGCTACAAGAAACAAATAGCCTTGGGTGGGCTTTGTAAGACCCTTATACATATTATGAAAGAAATAGGATTAGGCGACAAAGTTCGCAGTAGTGTATCAGGCTTTTCAGGGACTATAACTGCTAAATGCGAGTACTTACATGGCACAACAACGTATGCTGTTACAGCCCCTGAGCCGTTAAATGGAGAAGTAAAAACAGAATGGTTCGCAGCCTCTGAACTCATAATTGAAGAGTAAGAGGCTTGACAGGTCCCGGAAAGGTTACTACTTTTTCGGGTTCTGTTAAATTAATACTTTCAAAACAGATTAATCATGAAGAAACTGACCAATAAACGCCTGATCTCTTATCTGGTTGACCACAAACATATTGATATGGTATCGGTCAGCAAGACACAGATTGTTTGCACCGTATCCGCAAAGTTTAAGCCGGATGAAGTAAAAAAACTATTAGATGATACAGGGCAGCCAATGCCCCGTATGACTTCTTCCGAAGGTGTGAACTATATTGTTTTCCCACGTTATTGATACGGCAGGACAATGGACGAAAACGTTTGGGAAGAGGTCATACAGGTCAATCCGGCACAGGCGGCATTCCTGGTAATGCCGTACAAGAACGGGTATGTCATCTATTCACGTGCAACGGGTAAATCATTCATTACCGGTGCCGTGATAGATGACAATATCCGGCTGATGCCTCGTGGTATTACCACGCTCACACAGGCTACCATTGGTCAGGCGCTCACTAAAACATTACCATCCGCTTTCAAGATGCTGGAGATGCTCGGTTACAAGCAATGGGATCCGGTCAGCAAGACCGGTGACTATGTGGTGTGCCGCAGTCCCATTGAAGGATGGTACAGGCCCTATGAACACATCATGTCGTTTGAGTACGGCATCAGCTTCTCCAATGGTCACATGCTCTACATACTTACGCAGGGCGGTAACAGCCGCGGTCCGAACGCGGATTACAACATCACCGACGAAGCGTTGACGCTTGATAAGGAGAAGTTTGACCAGGAGGCGGCACCGACCAACCGTGGTAATGAACACATCTTTGGTCGCAAGTCCAAGAATCCCGTTCTGAAACATCACGGCAACACCTTCCTCTCTTCCATGCCTTACACGCCTGAACAGAAATGGTTGCTTGAACCGGCCAAGTATTACGAAGAAGAACGCGGCATCCGGCTGTTTGATGTCTGGAATAAGATTGTGCGGTTACAGATGCAGCTCATTGATGCAAGGATTGCGAATGATGCGGGACTCTTCAAGGAGATCTGGAATGAAACCGTCCGTCTCCGTCAGAGTATCACACCGTTCGTTTCACGCGACGGCACGCTCTTTATCCTCGGCTCTATCTTCGACAATATCGCCAATGTGGGTATGAACTATATCCTGAACCAGTATAAGGTGATGGATAAGCTTTCCTTCATGATCGAGATACTGAACTTCATGGTGGATAAGATTGATAGCTGTTATTACCAACTGGATGAACGGCACGTGTATTACAATGCGACCAATGACGACTATATCCGTGACTTTGCCGAAGATCATAACTACAACTGGCAGCAGCTTGCCAATAACGATGACAGCCGGCGTGACCTGGACTGTACCCCCACGAAGCCGCTGGAACTGACGCCTGACTGGGGTTCTGCCGCCTCGTTCCTTGAAGTGGCACAGGAGCGCAATTATGATTTCGTGACGAAGCTGCTGACACGTGAGCCGGTGGATAACAATATCAATGAATTTTTTGTCAAGCGTGACGAAGAAGACGATACGATGGTCAACGCGCTGATGGATAAGTTCTGTCACTATTACCGTAACCATATCAACAAGCACCTGCATTATTACCGTGACCGCTACGGGGATGCACGCCGCGCCAACAATAAGAAATCCTATAATGAGCTTGCCATTGAGCGCCTGGAGAAACACGGCTGGACGGTGGAACAGCACACGCATGCGGGTATGGAGCCGCCGCAGCATGATAAATATCTGTTGTGGGCTTCTATCCTGGCGGAGAAGGACGAACGGTTCCCGAAGAAGCGTTTCAACGGCTCGAAATGCAAGTACACGCTTATATCCATGAACAACACGCGTGTCATTGAAGATCGTGAAGGACGGTTTGCCAAGGATAAGCGCAGCGAGCGCAACCAGTCCATCCTTCCTGAAGAGGCAACACACTTCGGGGATGCAGTCGATAAACGTGTCTGGACGAAGTACGGGCATCTGCTCAGGCAGGCATACGGGTTCGTGGACGCACGTATCTGATTCACTGCACATACATTCGCAACAGTTATCGCAATACTTATAACAGGACTCGCAACGATTGAGGACCGGATGCCGCATCGGAGGACAGGCGGAGGGTGTTTTCTTTAATGTAAAAACCTATTACTTTTGTCATATTTCCTTACTTTTTGCGGTTTCCCTTGCGCTTTTTGATAGGGCGCGGTAGGAAGAAACTTCCGTTTCTTTTTCCATTCGGATGGAAAACGGGGTGTTGTGTGTTCATTTTCAAGAAGGTAACTTTCTTATAACATTCATTAACAGAGTCCCCGGCGCGCGCAAAATCCGTACTGAAGAAATAGGCAGGCAAATCTATTTCCCCAGTACGGATTTTGCGCGCTTATAGAGGTAGGAAGCATCGCTTCCCGTGTTTGTTTGCACCCGTGCAGGTCCCCGGTCTTTTCTGTTTCAAATTCTTAGGTAGGGACCGTAGAGCGGTAAGCGTTCCGCTTGACGTACCTCCGTTTCTCTTCCGGAACTCCTTTTTATTTCTGCATGTCTGTATGCGGTCAGGTAGTCTTTTGAGTCCGCAAATGTAGGGCACCGGTCTGACAAGCAAGGTCAGGCGTTGTCCGCTAAAAAATCTCCACCTTGCAGGTAGTATTCAAGCCTCCGGTTTTAGTCGGAACCTTGCAGAATGTCATCCTCGGCACCTCAATTATTGCGGCATCAAAAGGCAACCATACCGCACGTCATACAGACACGCCGGAATAAAAAAAAAGTCGTTCCGGGAAACGGAGAATCTGAAAAAGGCTCCACCCGACGACTCCAAAAATCCAGAATAAAATTAAAACTTACAGTTATGGCAGCAAAAAGAAACATTCCCGAAGCATGGAAAAATCAGTGGCATAAACCGATGATTTCCTTATTTGACTACATACCGGCAAGATACGAGGCTACAGAACGGGAAAAACAAATCCGCTCACTGATATGGGACTTCAAGGCTGGGAAACGCAGCAAACAGGTAGCGGCTATCGTAGCGGGTAAGATAGCGGAAAAATTCGGTTCGTTTGCCGATACCATTGTGTTTGTCTGTGTTCCTGCAAGTTCGGCAGAACGGACGGAAAAACGCTATCGGGACTTTTGCGAAGAGGTTTCCAACCTTTGCGGGTGTATGAATGGCTACAAAGCCGTGAAAGTGGGCGGAAAACGTATGACCATCCACGAAACCAAGAAAGGCAAAAGCATACAGAACACGGAAACTATTACGCTGAATACTGACTTTTTCAACGGGAAGCGGGTACTGGTTTTTGATGACATACTAACGAAAGGACACAGCTACGCACAATTTGCGTGCGCACTGGAGCAATTAGGTGCGGAAGTGTTGGGAGGTTATTTTTTAGGTAGAACAATTCTTTCTTATAACTAATATATATTTTTTGTTATGAATACTTTATTCGATAATGATTGCCGCTACATGAGTGACAGTGAACTGATTTACGAGATTAGCAATAACAGGCAGATTGTTTCAGACGTTGAACGCAGCAACGGGGAGATAGATATAGACAGGCTGTTTGCATCTTTGACGCCTGGACGCAAGAAAGTAGCTGTGGCAGCGGTGGAGATGTACAAGAGACAGCAGTCTCAACAGGTTGAACGCAGGCAGATTCTTTCAAGCAAGGATGTATACGAACTGATGCAGCCGTTAATAGGTGATTTACGGAATGAAGAGTTTTGGGTCGTGGCTATTAATAATGCATCCAGAATAATCAAGAAAGTACAGGTTTCAGTAGGCGGTATAGACCAGACTTCGGCAGATGTACGGCTGATAATGCAGGTGTTGATAAATACGGGAGCTTCGCAGTTTGCAGCGGTACACAATCATCCGAGCGGCAACAGCCGACCGAGCAATGAGGACAAGAGGCTGACGGAACAGCTTAAAAAGGCGGCAGCGTTATTCAATATTCGGATGATGGACCACGTAATTATAACGAATGACGGATATTATAGCTTTTGCGATGAAGGGATGATTTGACGGATGGGGTGCGGGCGCACCCATTCCGTTTGCTCGCACGCTCGCAAACGGAATGGGACCCAAAGCGGTATTTTGTTTTATGTTTCCCGTTCCTTCAACCACGGAGGGGCTTTTTTTGTCCTATGAAAGCGGATGGTATGATTGTACCTTTGTGACAAAAAAAGATATGATACGCTTTATTACCAAGTTTGTCGGTACCTATGGGTATGATTCCCTGAAGGAGTTCTTTCTTTCGGTGGCGCCCAGTTTCAAATATAACCTGCAACTGCCGGCTATCTCCTTCAGTGCAATCACTGCGGTAGTCAGTGAATGGATAGGTATTACCCCGTTGCTGGCGATGGCCATGCTGATCGCCATTGTTTCCGAGATGTGGACGGGCATCAGGGCAAGCAAGATTCAGGGCATAGGATTTGAATCCTTCCGTTTCTCACGCTGTATCATCAAGCTGTGTATCTGGCTGACCATCATTTATATCACCCACTCATTCTATCTGGAGAGCAAGGCGGGGGCTGAAGAAAGCTTCATCATGCTGCTGGCCACCCTATTCTTTTCCATTGTCAAAGTGTTCGTCATGACCTGGTTCTGTGTGGAGCACGTGACAAGCATACTGGAGAACCTGGCGGTTATTGACGGCAAGCCTAAAGATACGCTGATCAGGCAGGTGGGCATGTTGTGGGTGACGGTTACAGACAAGTTTAAAAAGAAGGTAGATGAGACGGAACGTTAGCTATATGTTGTTATGTGCGGTTATTGCGCTTCTTTCCTATCAAGTCGGCTATTGGCTGGGATCCCGTCACCGGAGTATTGTCCGCGTTCCGGAAACGGTGGTCAGGCATGATACGATACGACCTGCCATTCCGGAACCGGAGGTAATTGTCCGTGAGGTACCCGCAGAAGTGGATACGGCGGCTATACTGACCGACTATTTCTCGGAGAAGCATTATCTCGATACGATTATTGAGCGTCCTTACCTGCGGGTGGAAATGACCGATGTCATATCCCGCAATGCGCTACTTGACCGTACTGTAGTGGTGGATTACCGGCAACCGGTTGTTTATAACAATGCCCTGGCTCTAGGATTGGATGCCGGGCGTTACAGCTGTGTGTTATCCGCGGGGTATCGGCGTAGGTCGTGGGAGTTCAAGGCGGGCTATGACCTGTACAATAAATCACTGGTGTTGGGTATATCTAAAGATCTGTGGAGATGGTAGCGAATTTGGTCAATAACACGTATCTGTTTTCCGCCGATATGGAGGATATCCGTATTACGGACGTACACGAAAAACTGGTTTTCAAGATGACGGTTGACGGGCAGGAGGCGCTTTCTGAAGTGTACTATCCGGACAGTGGGAACGCAGTCGTCATTTGCGATCCGGGTGATATCATCAATGAATATTTCGTTCGTCCGGAACTGGGAGGCGGTGATGACCGGATCATATTGCCGCCCATGACGGTACAACTGTCCCTTTCAGACAGCGAGGCAACTGCTGACTACACGCTTTATGTGTTCCACTCAAGATACCGCGTGTCTTTCGAGCCGCTGACCGGCTTCATATTTTATTCCCGCTATAAAATCAAGCATATCAGGCAGAATACGATTGATTACCTTTCCTTCTTCGTGTCTGACAAGACAAAAGTGTATCTGGATATCATCCACCTGGAATCCGGCAGCAGCGTCAAGAAAACCGTTGAGCTGCAACTCTCCGATGCCAACCGGATGATGGCATATAACATGAGTCCGGTTAAGGTGGGCAAACTCGCGAGTCTCAGGGCCGACAATATCTTATCGTATGATGCACGCATCACCGATGGCACATTGACGGACCTTGTAAGGTATGTCATTGACCGGAAAAGCCACCGTGAAATGCACCAATTTCTTTATTACAATGTATTCGGGTTGCCGGAATCCATATCATTCTCAGGATTGGTGCAGTATAGTCCGGAACTGGAGGGTGATATCGCGGACATGGTGAAGCTGAAAAGGAGATTCAATCCGTTTTTCAATGATCTGCGCACGGTCAACACCGGGTATTTGGACGAAAACAAATACAAGGCCCTGATAGACATGCTTACCTCTCCGGTACAGCGATGGTACGACACGCCTTCGTTGCCGATGGAGATCATCATCACAGATATTGACTTTACCCATACGAAAATGGGTAACCAGCGGGTAAACGTGAATCTGACCTTCTGCCCGGCAAGCCGGAAGCATCAGGTATTTGACAGGTACTCGTTTGGGGGAGGTATCTTCGATTATACATTTGACAGGACATTTGAATAAATAATATACACAATGGAAACAATACGCAGAAATTTGGCATTGGCCGATATGGATATCCGCAGGGATGAACGCGGGAACCGGCGCGTCTTTTCGATAAAATTCGTCAGCAAGGAGGGTAAGGTCTACTTTATCCCGCAGGCATACGCCTGTGGTGCCGGACGCATGAACATGAAGGAATACCAGCTTCGGGGGGTACAGCCCTGCGACTGCAAGGGCAATCCCGAAGGGCATCCCTATCCCGTGGATATAGACCTGATACTGGAGTATAACAAAATGAAAATCGTATTCTGATGAACATACTGTTTAATTCAAGCGGCATTCCCCTGCTGATGCAGTCCACGTACATATTCGGAGAGACAACCGGGGCACCGCAGAACGAGATGAAGGACCGTGCCCGGATCCTGTCGCCATACGACTTGTCGAATGTCAGTTACATAGATATCGACGGGGTGAAAGTACGCCCGTGGGGAGACGAGAACGATTTCCCGCAGAAGGCGGCCGAAGAGATCGGAAATACCAGTGTGCTTAATACCGGCTTGAAATTTCTCCGTAACCTGACACTTGGGCAGGGCATTTATCCTTGTACGGTGAACGGTTACGATGATGGCGGTAACGAGATACTGAAGCCCGTTACGGATAGCCGGGTACAGGCTTTTGTTGCTTCCCGGAATGTAAGACGCTACATGGAGAAGGTACTGCGGGATTATCTGAAGTTCGGTAACGGTGCTGTCCAGTTCGTTCCATCGGCAGCGGGTAATTCCTTTGCAGGAGTTAATCCGATAAATGCGCTTTATCGGCGCTATTCCGAAGTGGATGAGTACGGAGCATGTAAATGTATTGTTTCCGGATATTGGCCGCAGCATCCGGGCAAGGGGCAGTACACCAAGCTGGAGGTATTATCTGAATATGATCCGCAGATGCACGCCGAAGTACTGAAGTTTGCCGGGAAGATGAAGAACGGATTCATCCTGCCGGTACGTGACAGCTGGAGCAATGATGACCTTTACGGCATGCCTGTATGGTGGCCGGCATACGTTTGCGGATGGGTGGAGATTGCCCATCTCATCCCCCATTTCCTCAAGAAAGCATACAAGAACCAAATTACCTGGAAGTGGCATGTACAGATACCGTATTCTTATTGGGAGAAGAAATACCCTTCCAAGGACTATTCCGTCACAGAACGCGAAGCGGCCATTCAGAAGTATATGGACTCGGTAGAACAGAATCTTTGCGGCCCGGACAATGCGGAGAAACCGATCTTCTCACATTATGCCGTCAATGAGATGAACGGCAGGATTGAAGAGGAATGGAAGATCAAGCCGTTGGAGAATAAATACCAGGGCAGCGACAACCTTCCGGTATCGGCAGCCGCCAACTCCGAGATATTGTTTGCCTTAATGGTCAATCCCAATGTGCTTGGTGCCGGTATGCCGGGCGGTACATACGCCGGCAATCAGGGCGGTTCCAATATACGTGAGGCGTTCCTCGTGAATATTGCCAATGCCTGGATTGACCGGCAGAATATTCTGGATCCGATTGAACTCTACATAAAAATGAACGGTATGCCGGAGTGTGAGTTGCGTTTCCGCAATACCATTTTAGTAACCCTCGATACCGGAAGCGGTACCAAAAAAACGTTGAGCTAATGATATTCAGTGCAGAGAAATGGAACAAGGGTGCCGAACTCAAGGCACTGATGAAGGTGAATACCGCGATTTCGTTTGATATGATGGAAGCACCGCTTCGGGGTGCCTTCCGGCAATTCCTGTTTCCACTACTGGGGGATGCGATGGCGGCCGAAGTGATTGAGATATATAATTTCGGTCCGAATCCGGATGTGTTGGAACCGAATACTGAAGGGGCAACTGAACGGGAAAAACTGGATGCTCGGCTGCTTGAGATCTGCCAGCGCGCGAACGCGAACCTGGCGTTCTGGAATGATTTCGATGAAATCAGTGTCCGGATTACGGATGCGGGATTTCAACGGCAGAAGTCCGACAATGAAACCTTTCAAGGGGTATATAAGTACCAGGAAGACAATCTTCGGCAGTCTTTCCGCAACAAGGGGTTCAATGCGCTGGATGAGCTGCTTGAGTTCCTGTATGCCCATATAGCGGAATATCCGGAATTTGCCGCCTCGAAAGCCTACCAAGACCGGAAATCCGCCATTGTCCGCAGTACTGCAGACGTGAATGATGTCTGTTTCATTGGCGGCAGCCGGATTATCTTCCTGCGGTTGCAGCCGCATCTGAAATTTGTGGAGGAAATGCTGCTTCAGCCGGCTATCGGTGACAGGCTCTATGAGCATCTGATTGACGGGCTGGTCAATCCCCCTGAAGATGAAGAACAACAGAAGAATGTGGAACGCTTGCGTCTGGCTTGTTCCCGCTATATTGGGACAATGGCGGTCAGACGGCTGTTGATGGAGACGGGCAGCATTACAGACCGCGGACTGTACTTTACAACAATCCGGTCAGGTGAAAAGGGTAATGAACAGAAAGAGCCGGTTGATACGAAACGGATAGCCGTACAGATACAGAACCTGAAGGCGGATGCCGACATGTATATGACCGCATTGCTGCGGATTGCCCGTAGTTATTTTACTGATTACTATGCCGGTGATCCCCGTAGGATATTCGACCGGGACAATGACCGTAAACGTACATTCTGGGTATGAGAGAGCTTCGTATTGCATATCGCAGCTTCGGAGTCCGGCGTGAGGTTATACGCCGGGTGCCTCAGAAATGGGAAGAGCTGACACCGTCGCAGTTCCTGCTTGTGTCACGGTTTTACCTTCAGGAGACGGATGAATCATCCTTCCTGAAGGAGTTCTATCCCCTGCCTTCCGGTGTCATTGCGGACAGCTATTACAGGTATAAGCTGAGTGAGCTGATAGAGTTCATCAGCGACTGTCGTGTCCGGATGGATCGCTTTATTCTTTCCGGTGTGTCCGGATTGAAAGCACCGGGTGAACGCCTGAAGGGGATGTGTTTCGAGCACTTCATGCATGTGGACACCGCCTTCAACCGCTATGCGCGTGACGGCAAGGATGCCTCACTGGATGCTTTCATATCAATGCTGTACCTGAAGGATAACGAATATATTGTCCTACCGGCAGGTGGAAAAAACGGCTTATTTAGCAGGCAGAAACCGCTGATACTGCAAAAACGGCTGTCGGAAGTGGCGAAGATAGACAGGCATGTCAAGTATGCTATATTCCTGAACTATGTTTTTGTCAAAAGGTGGCTTTCCAAGGCGTTCCCTTTCCTGTTTCCGTTGAACGAAGATCCGGAACCGGAGAAGAACAACAAGAAACCGACCGCGCCATCGGTCAACTGGCTTGATATCTTTGATGCTTTTGTCGGTGATGATGTGGCGTTGCTGGAGAAATACCAGGCGATGCCAGTGGCAACGGCGTTCCGCCTGCTTAATAAAAGAATACGTGACGCTCAAAAACAGAAGAAATGACATTTTCAGAGTACATAGAGAATTTGGCCGAACGCCATGTCGATATCCGGCACAAGGAGAATGACGAGGTACATTTCCTTTCATCCGAACGGGAGAAGCACACGGCACTGGACAGCGTGCTCCACTATCCGGCGGTGATTCTGGACCGTGGCTCAGGGTTCGGATATGGCGGTGCTACGGGGGCATACCTGAAGGATCGTGATTATCTGCTCTTTGTATTGGAACATGTGTCCGATACTTCAGACTACGAACAGATAGAGGCCGCACTTGATAAGTGCGAGCGCATTCTTGATGAGATGCTGAACCAGGTACTTGAAGACAAAAGGAAGAACCGCCAATGGATTGCCTTTTCACTTGAAGAGGTAGAAGCGGATTATGTGGTGAATATTGATAGCCAGCTTTATGGGGTGATCGCGGCAATACACTTGTCGCAACCCTATAAGGCTGTTAACTGTAGGAAGGCATTCAACTGATATGGCAGATACGGTTGAAACACTTAAAGAATTAGCCCGGCAGGTACGATATGCTACGCAGGAGGGAGAAAACACGGGAGAACGTGTTGGACGTACCTTGGTGGGCATTTTGAATCTGTTATCACAGTGTTCTTTGGAAGAACTGAATAAAATCTTCCTTCATAAATCCAAGCCTGACGAAACTCCTTTCCTGCTGAAATTATTAGGAGGTGCCGAAGTTGGCGAAACAATAGACTCATTAGTTGCCGGGAAAGGGATTCTACTTAAAAATGGCCGTGTACAGGCTGATACTTTGGAAGCTCGTTTTGCTCTCATTGTTCAAGAAGTGATATTCAACCGGCTTTCTGCCATGGAAAGTGATTATTCTTTTTCTGAATCGGGCACGATTGAGAGCGTAGAACTTCTGGAGGATGGCACTTACCGTTTACCGCTCCGTAAACGTTTGGAGAATGATTTCACGGCTTTGGATGAAAATGATATCATTTACGGCATGGTAAACAACCTTGCCTCCGGAGGAGGAGATTATTATACTTCCTGGTTACGTGTCCTGCATGTGGATACTTCCGCTAATGTGATTACTGCTGTTCTGTATCCGGATAGTGAAGTTCCAGGGGGAAAGAATTACCCGCCGGAGCCATTGATGATAATAACGCGTCGCGGCAATCCGGTCAATGAAGATCGTCAGGCGTACTGGTATCTTTCTACTCGTGAGAAATGTATCTGCATGCTCGATGGCGTAACGAAACCCATACTGGAAGAGCATAATTACGCCATTATCATCGGCAGACTGAAACAGTTATCATTATTCGATAACCTGCCTATAAATTACCGGCATAGCTATGTCTATTGCAGGGGTATAGCCTTTCAGGAACGCCTACAGATTCAGTATCCGGGGATTCCTGTCGTTTCCCTTGTGGACCGCGGAGACTGGAGCTCCGAGGTTGCTGCTTCTGATAATCCCTATTCTGTATCTTCTACGTCTGCGGATACCGTATGGCATTACGGGTGTCGTTGGCAATGTCTGATTAACGGCACGCTTGATGAGCCCCGATTCGGTTCGACGGGATGGGCCATGAAAGAAGGAAACCCAAACTTCTCTATTGATATATCTTCTGCCAACGATTGGAGGATAGACCTGGACAAGATGGATGAAAACGGCAATCTTGTTGATGATCTGGACGTGCTCACTATAACCGGAATGCTATATAACCGGGATGTTACTGAACATATACTTGATGCTGATGTGGAGTGGACGCGTGATAGCGGTAATATTACGGAAGATAACGCCTGGGCAGTGAAACATGCCGACACGGGAAAAGTGCTGGTGCTCAGGCGTGATGATCTCGGAACGAACTTTGTGCAGGTCGGTTCCTGTAAATTTAAGACTACCGTGCTGCTGCGTGACGGTAAGAATGTATACCCTGATGAAATAGAAGTTGTGATATGAAGACAAAGAAAATAGAAGTAAACTACAAACCTCTTAGCGTACATATGGCGATTAACGAGGTTGGTTCCGTATCATCATTGCAAACGTATGATGCGGTGACGGGAATCTTTGAGGCGGACTATACGTTGACGCCATTGGTGTTGTTGCCTCAATGTGATGTTGTTGACAAGGATGGTATTATTAAGGAATTTAATATAAATTCCTCTCTAACCAATCTTAAGTGGTATGAAATCATTGATGGCAAAAGAATCCTGATTGAAACGACGAATACCGGTTATGAAATCACTCAGGAAGGCTCAAATAAAGGTCAGATAAAAGTAAAGAAGAATGCCGCACTCTTGCACCCTATAACGTTGGATTTTTATGCAGAATACCTGGATACGCGCACAAATCAGATCATCGTTTACCGTCAGTCAAAATTAATAAAATGTATCAATGCTACCAATGCCAATCCTTTATTGACGCTTGATAGTGAATCTACCCATTTATACAACCCCTGGGAGGACCCTGTACAGCAGACCATAGTAGCTACCCTGATGGCAGGTGAAACCGATTTTACCGGTGTATCAGCAAAAAGAAAATTCTTCTGGTACAAACGTCGTGAAAATGGCACCCTGACGCTTGCCGGTTCTGATGAATTTGATCTTGATGTGGTCAGTGTGAATGATAATGTGCTTGTCATTGATCGCGAGGCGATAGGAGAAAAGGAGACCTACATTTGCAAGGCTACCTTTTCCCCTGATGGTTCCCCGGCTGCCTCACCGACGGATGCGGACCCTACGGCTACCACTACTATTGTGCGTCGTCTCCCGAATTATGATTACGACATAACCAATCTGCCGAACCGTATTGCTCCTGGAACAGTGACCGTAAATCCCAAAGTCGTGGTAACAGGAGCGAAAGGCATTATCGGCAATGCCATGCAGGAGTTGAAAGCGACCTGGTATAAGGACAGTACGGTTATCGGGACCGGTGAATCCCCCTCTCTTTCCGCCAATAATGTGACCAGCGGATTATTGGGTGTGGATATGACAGACAAGGGTAATTACAAGATACTGACAACCAGTGACGGAAAGGCAATATTAGCAAGTGCTGATAAAGTAATAATAGCAAAATAACAATTAAATTTTAAGAATATGGCTAATTACATCAAAGTAACAGAAAAGGTGGCTGCGTCAATGGGATTGACAAGCATCCGCAACAAGACTGCAGACGGGAATTATCTATTATGGCAGGCTGACATCCTGCGCTTTCCGGGAGACGACATATTTTCCCGTGCGGCTTATTGCGGTGGAGCCGTGCTGACTCCCAATGCCGCAAAAGAAGAAGTGGATGGTACTGATCATCCTGTGCAGGTTGCTACACCTGAAAGGTTCCTGTTTTCCTCGGAGCAATCTCCGTCTGAAGAGGAAAAATCGGAAATAAATAAGGAGGATGAGGTATGAGTATAGCAACCCGACAAGTGAATGTAAGATTTTCGCCGAAGGCGGGAACTTACACTACTATTATCCAGTCTCCAAGCGGGGACCTTTATCAGGAATTTGAAGGATCCGTGGGGGCAATCGGTGCTATATCGCCCGATTTTTCCCAGACGCAGCCGCAGTTGGTGTTTATTGCGACCTCGTCCCGCGTGGCGGAAGGTATTTCCATACCTATCTCTTGTGACTGGTATTTCAACAGTGTGAAGCTCACTTTCACCAATAATGTCTCCACTAATGTGTTTAATGGAGAGACAGGGCATTTCCGCAAGTTGCCGTATGTTGCAGGGACGCAGGATTATTGGGGCTTGAAAATCTTGAAAAACCTGGTTGTGGCTGCGGGCGCGGCTCCTTGCAGCATTAAGGGAGAAGCCATAGTCGTATATGGTAATGTCACCGATAAGGTAGAGGCTATCTACAATATCCCTATTCGTCGGGCTACCGGTTCTCCTTATTTTGTTACTATTGCCGCTGGAGATAACAAGTATTATACCATCACAGAAAAAGGCGGTAGCTGCATACTCAAGGCTATGACTTATCAGGCGGGTGTTTCTGTTACCTCTAATCTGACTTACAAGTGGTATAAGTTGGTTGGCGGTGCCTGGTCCTTACTCTCAGGAAAAACGGCGCAGACATTGACGGTTACAGGTGATATGGTAGATTGCTATTCCAGCTTCAAATGTGTTGTCTCGCAAGGGGGAACTGAAATCGGTACGGATATACAAGGCGTAATGGATGCTTCAGACCCTTATGATATCATTCCTAATCCAAGTCCGGCTGATGAGACGATTGTCGAAGAGGGCGATACTGTGGTGTATACTCCTATGGTTGTGAAAAGAGGCTCTACGACTAAGGCAATGGAGATGAACTTTAATTTTACCGCCATTGATAGTGTAGGACTTATCCTTGGGCAAGCTACTAACCAGGCAAACTTTACTGTGACCTATGCGATGTGTGAACAGGCTGGTACGGATGTAGGCGTGTATATTGAAACTGTGTCATAAATTTTAAAATGTAATTGTATGCCGATAGCGAGTGTAACAAGAAGTGTAAAGTATGCACAGAAGGGTGCTCCCGGAAAGAGTGGGCGTATTCCGTATCCGGCCGGAGAGTACAATCTATATACTTCCTATATTTGTACAGATACGGTTACTCCTTATGTGTTGGATGGGAAGTATTATGTAATGAATCGAAATACGACATGGGTAGGACAGGGTATGCCCTCAAATATCAATTCTCCTCAGAAGGATGTTGCGGTAAATGGATCGAAAGCCACTTGGACGCTTGTTGAAGACTATACAGCTATTTTCGTGGAGATTCTGATGGCTAACTTCGCTAAATTAGCGAGTGCCATCTTTTCAGGAGATTACATGTTTTCGCAGCAGGGGGTTGACGCTGATGGTAATCCGACATCGAATTATGAGGAATTTAATACGGGGAATTTTGTACCTAATCTGCTTCTGGATTTTGCCACGGGCTTATTCAAAGGGAATAAAGTAGAGTTGACGGGACAGATTTCTACCGCTTCTGAAGGTAAGCGAATTGTTATTGATCCAACTACTAATAGTATTGCGATGTATGATTTCCTTGGAAATCTTGTTGGAAAGATTAGCTTTTCTACTGTAGAAGACTATACTTCTCCTGTAATTGAACTATATGATATGGCTCCAACAGGTGTTATAGGTGGTAAGACGACAATTATGCCGGGTAGTGTATCGTTGGAATCTTTATATTTCGGTGATAAATATTCGGTTCATATATCTCCTTACATCGGCATTCAATTTCGAAAAAATGATGTTACAACTAAAACATATGGTAATAGTTAATTGATATACGAGAATTTATAATTACAAAACGAGATCAAAAAATAAATGTTGAATTTGGGCGTTTTTCGCTATAGTTTAAACGCCCCTTAAAAATACAATGGTATGGAGAAGATAAAATTGTCAGAAGTTGCATTCACCAATGCTCCCTCATCAATTATTGGATTAACTGCCGATCAGAATGTAGCGCAGGTAACTGTAGATAGCTTGTCTAAGGTTGAATATACTGCTTTGGTTTCAGGAACGGGCAAAATGAGATATACACAACTGAGATACAGTAATAGTATTGGGGCAGGAAGTCGAATTCTGCTATTTGTTCCTATTTCCGGTTTAACAGATAAAATAGATGCTGCCGGAGTCCTGGGAAGTTTGTTTGTGTTAAGAGCAGGTGTAGACTACAGTCCGATGATGGCCAAGGCCGATATCATGTTGTTTCGTTCTGCGTCGTATCTTGTAAAAGACATGAATGTGACAGGTGGATGGGGAGGCAATAACCTTGTAAACTTTAAATTAGGACATTGCAGGTATAATGGACAATTATATCTTGCAATAAAATTTAATACTGAATACTCTATTGCAACCTGTTTTCAAGGATTTTATACCTCAGATTGCGTGTTTCGTAACGTTATTGAAGAGGAGGTAACCGACTGGACGGAATTATAACACAGGTTTCATTTTAGATAATAGGGGCATAGTGCCCCTACTATTATTGTGTCACATCAATATATGTCGCTGCGTCAACTTCATCTTGATTAGCTACTGATAAAGGTACAATATCATAAGTAGGTATAATAGTATTCAGAATCTTTATATATATGGATGGCGTATGTTGCGTATGCTCTAATATGATTTTAAACGCTCCGGTACTTTCGTTTGACCATATTTTAAATCGTAGAGTTGTCGGAGCATTTGCCCCACCTATCCGATTTAAAATGATAGTGGGGGCTTTCAAAACATCGACTGACCTGTTAATGGTCATATAGAATAAGGTCATTGGCCCGCCACCGTAAGCGGCAAGACTGATAAGTAAGGAGGTAGATATTGCTGTTGTTGAGGATGATCCTTCATACACAATTCTTGAGGTTGTGGTTGCGATCATCTTTTCCTTTCTTACATCACTGGCGGGTTTAAGACCATTTTTCTCAGTTGTAGCAACCGGAATTGTGGTTATCAATTCGTTCACTACATCTGAATCCTTCAAATAAACTTTTTCCATACCATTGTATTTTTAAGGGGCAAAAGACATGGTACAAAAATAGGCGACCGTAGTCGCCCTCTTTTAAAATGAAAATTCTTTGACTGAATATCCCGCATCAGGTTCTTCAGGAACTTCAATCGGTGATTGGAAAGTAAAATTCATGTTACATGAGTAAGAAAGCGTTAATTGATTTGTTTTTGCAGTTCGAATAAATATATCAAGCATTGGCCCGTTAGCCGTTGATGCTTGATATAAAATTCGAGCTTTACTTATTACTCTGCCGGAATTTGCCAACTGAACAATAGATTGCCTATCACTATATCCATCAGCATGGATATATAGTAACTGAGAACTTGGAACCTCACTATTATAATAGTTGCCTACCATCAAGAGCACAGCATGAGGAACATTCCCATAACGCCCCAAAGCAATTCTGTACCATTTGCTTTGCGATACCCTTTCATCCGGAGTGTATCTTCCACACCCTCCAGATTGTACGACAATTCCAGGATTAACAAGTATATCATTACCGGAACCATCAACAGCTTTCACTTTACTTAGGCTATCCTTGGTTTCCAAGCCATTGTTGTAGTCCTTAATTGTAGTCTTCTCCATATCCTTGTATTTTTAACGGGCGTATGAAGCACAATTTGCCTCTGCTGAATTACTTTGTTATCTTCACGGGCAAAAATGATTTACGCATACATTAGGGTGAGTACCGATAAACAAACTGTCGAAAACCAGCGATTTGAAGTGCAGAATTTTGCCAATGAACGCAAATTAGTGATTGATAAGTGGGTTTCGGAAACGGTGTCAGGCACAAAGGCCGCTAAAGACAGAAAGTTGGGCCCACTTTTAAAGAGAATGAAGAAGGGTGATACGCTCATACTTTCTGAAATTAGCCGGTTAGGTCGTAATCTTATGGGAATTATGTCGATGCTCAACCTCTGCATGACGAAAGAAACCTTTGTGTTGACAGTAAAGGAAAGATATGAGCTTGGCAATAACATTAATAGCCAGGTACTGGCTTTCGCTTTCGGGCTGTCAGCTCAGATTGAGCGTGATTTAATTTCTCAACGTACCAAGGAGGGGCTTGCCAGGCGTAAAGCAAGCGGTCAGCAATTGGGTCGGAAGAAGGGCGATAAGAATACACATTATAAACTCACCGGAAAAGAAAATATAATCCGGACTATGCTTAATTATGGTTACTCAAAGGCTGCTATCTGTAGAAAACTGAAATGTAACTTTAAAACACTTGATGACCATTTATTAAGAATGAATGTCCTATGTACCGGCTAAGCTACATGCTACTTTTGCCTATATTTCATTCATTTATACATTATGGCAAAAGCAGAAGTTTTATTCAAGATCATCCGCAAATGGGAAGGCGGATGGAGTGATCACAAAAATGACAAAGGTGGTAAAACCAACATGGGTATTACCTTGTCAACATGGAGATCATGCGGTTATGACAAAGACGGTGATGGCGATATCGATGCGGATGATCTACGATTGATTACTCCGGAAGATGTATTCAATATCTTCAAAAAGTATTATTGGGACCGTTATCAGGCTGATTTTATACATAACCAGCCCATTGCCAACATTTGTGTGGACTGGGTATGGGCTTCCGGACGTTCGGGAATCACAAGGGTACAGCAACTCCTACAGATTAAGGTGGACGGTATTGTAGGGCCTCAGACGGTTGCCAGTATTAATCTGGCCAACCAGTGCCAGTTGTTTGAAGCTGTCAAGGCGGACCGGATCCGGTTTGTTGAAGAAATCTGTAAAAAGAATCCGTCGCAGCTTGTGTTCCGGAAAGGATGGTTGAACCGAATCAATGATTTCAAGTTCTCTGTTCGCTAATTTCTTGTCCTTTTTCCCACTCTCTTCAGCCTTTAGTTTTGTGCCTGAAACTAAAGGCTTTTTTATGGCAGAAGATACTAATCAGAGCAGACTGGTCACAGCACCGGAATTTAAAAAGAATGTAAGTACCTGGATGGACTCCATCATTGGCATGTCAGGAAGCATCCTTTATCTCAGGACTAAAGGTACCAATGAGTTAAACCGGAGTCTGGAGAAGAAAATGCGGTATGCCGAAGGGGGTACCGAAGATGATATAAACCGCATCGCATTCAAGTTCAAGCAATATGGCGTATTCGTTCATTACGGTGTGGGACGTGGATATACCCGCATCAATGGCATGGTAGTCAGAGGATATAATCTGTATAACCGGAAAAAGCGTACGTATCGCAACGAGGCCATCAGGACGGCACTGGTCAAGAAAGGCTACTCCAATGCGGAAATAAAAAAGCAGAAATACCGGACCGAGATCGGTACTTTCACCGTACTTCGCAGACCCGTTGATTTCATTGATGGAGTAATTGACAAACATATCACCGAGCTTGCGGATATCTCCGGAGAATATTACGGAGACAAGGCTTTCAAAAAGATACTGGACACATTTGGCAAACTAAAGATTCAGAAAAATGGCAAAAAGTAAGTCAGAAAAAAGAGGCATCTATCTTTATATAGATGGAAAGGAAATAGTCAATGATGTCAACCACATAGAGAAAGAGTGTCGGCAATTGACGCAGCAGCTGAAGACCATGACTATGGGCTCTGAGGAATACAACCGCACTATGGCGAAGATACAGCACCTTCAGGGCATACTCAAACAACATCGCCAGGAGATCAAAGGTATCACTACCGAGACCAAGAAAGCAACTGTCAGTATCGGCAGCATGGTAGATTGGTTTAACCGATTCGGTGGGGTTATCTTGTCTGTGATCGGTTTTCTGACCGGTGTAACTCTTGCATTACGCACCATCAGAGATGAACGCAACAAATTAGAAGAGTCACAAGCCGGGCTAAAAGCTTTGACCGGACTTGATGATGATAACATTGCCTGGCTGACAGAACAGGCTAAGACGCTTTCCACCACTATGACAAAAGAGGGATTGCGTGTCCGCCAGTCGGCTGCTGAGATTCTGGATGCGTTCATGTTGGTGGGTTCGGCCAAACCTGAATTGCTTGGAGATAAGGAGGCATTGAAGCAAGTAACAGAAGAAGCTATGCGGTTACAGGCGGCTGCTAAGGATATCACTCTCAATGAGGCGGTTGATTCGCTTACTTTGTCGCTTAATCAATATGGCGAAGCTGCTGATCAGGCAGGGCGTTTTTCTAATGTGTTGGCTGCCGGTTCCCAAGCCGGATCCGCCAATATCGCAAGCCAGGCAAAGGCAATCCGGAATGCAGGAACGGCAGCAGCTTCAGCAAATGTTCCCATTGAACAGACGGTCGCTTTGATTGAAACGCTTGCCTATCGGGGTATAAAGGATGAAGTGGCCGGAACGGGATTGAAAAAGTTCTTCCTAGTACTTCAGACCGGAGCGGATGAAATCAATCCCAAAATTGTAGGGTTGGATAAGGCACTGGAGAACCTGAAGAATAAGAATATGGATGCAGGCGCCATTAAAAAGATGTTCGGGGAAGAAGGTTATAACACGGCATCCGTAATCCTTCAGAACACGGAGATGGTGAAGGACTTCACAGCAGCTGTTACCGGTACGAATGTGGCGTATGAACAGGCAGCTATTAATAGTGATACTGCGCAGGCTAGATTAGAACAGGCGCGTAATAAAATGAAATTGGCGGCTATTGATTTGGGTGAAAAGCTAAATCCGGCTTTGGCGGTCAGCACTAATATGCTGACTTATGTTATTAAAATTTTGCCTGGACTGATTGATTGGTTCCAAAAATGGGGCACAACGATAATAGCCTTCATTATCCCATTGGCAACCTATTATGCCACTCTAAAACTAATCTCTCTTTATCATACTACTTACAATGCGATTCTTCGGGGAGGAATCACCATACAAACCGCATACCGGATAGCTACCATTGCCCTGAATGATGCACTGGCAGGAGACTATAAGGCCATAGCCAGGCTGATACTACAAATGCGTTCTCATAATATCATAACTCGGACAGTGGCAGCAAGCACACTTGTTTTTCGGGCAGCAATGGAGACTTTAACCTTTCGTTTTTCTGCCGCAACTAAAGCAATACGGGCGGCATGGGCAGTATTGGGATTAAATCCTTTTGTAGCCATAGCCACAGTCGTTGCAGCCGCAGCGACCGGACTGTATATTTATGCCCAACGCACTTCTGTAGCTGCACGTAGGCAAAAAGAGTTAGTGGATATGAATAGGGAGGCCGAAAAAAGCATCAGCGAAGAAAAGAATAAACTGGATGCCTTACGGAAGGTGCTTGAGGATTCTAAAGAACCATATGCAAAACGAAAGGCTGCATTAGAAGAAATTCAGTCCATTGTTCCGGAATATCATGCTTCACTGACTAAAGAAGGGACGCTTATCAACAACAACTCTCAGGCTTTGGATGGTTATGTAGAGAAGCTCCTTCTGACAGCTAAACAACAGATGGCAAACTCTAAATTACAGGAAGCGCTGAGCCAACGTAGCGAATGGGTACACGAGAACGGTCCGGATGCCATGAAGTTTAAGAATCTTGAATGGGAGATAAATGATCCTGTTAATATGGGAAAGTCTGTTGAGGAACTGGCTGCATCTAACGGGGTATCACCTACTGCGTATAAAGTATGGGCAACACAGAAAAAACGTCTTGATGGCAATGTGCGTTACTACGAGCAGATGATGCAGGACTATACAGCCCAATTACTCGCTATCAACGACAAGTACAAGACTGTTACTCCGGATCCTTTGTCCCCTGTCACTAATGGCGGTAGTGGAGGTACCGAATCAGAAGAAGAACGCAAGAAACGCGTGAGTAAGGAACTGGAGGATCTGGAGACGAAACACATGCAACAGATGACCCATCTGCAAAAACTGTATTTAGAGGGTGAGATTAAAACCAATGAAGAATATACTGCCTTGCAAATAGACCTGGAGAAAAAGACGTTGGATGAAAAACTAAAAATAGTTGGACTGGAACCTCATGAACGAGAAAAGTTACAGGTTAAAATGCTGGAGGCTCAGATTAAATTTAATGAAGAATGTAAAAAACTGGATGAAAAAGCTGAAAAAGAACGGCAAAAAGCCGCAGACAAAACAGCTAAAGAACGTCTTTCCATACGTCAGAAGCAATTACGTATAGAATTGGAGGAAGCTACTGCAAACCATTATAGAAATCTCACTTCAGAAGAAGAATTTGCAAAAGAGGTTAACGGCATCAGACAACGTTACTGGGAGGATTTACTTGATAACTATCAATTGACAGAGGAACAGCGGACAGAAATAGATAAAGAGCAGGCCGAAGCAAAAACAGATGCCGAGAAAGAAAAGTATGAGAAAACGATGGAGATGCACAAACAATATGTATCCATAGTAGAAAGTATTGCTGCTGATTTTGGTGAAACCATCGGTCAGATGATCGCTACCGGTGAGTTGTCATTAAAAGACTTCTTGAAAGAAACAATTCTGATGGCATTGGATGCTCTGGAGCGTGTCATTGAAATTTCCTGTTTGGAAGTAATGGTTAAGAATCTGGCAGCAACAGCCCCTTTATCATTTATTGGTGCAGCAAAAGCTGCCTTGCAAATAGCGGCTATCAAGGCATCCTTTGCAGTGGTTAAAGGCGTGGTTGGCAATTTTTACACCGGAGGTTACACGGGACATGGAGCCTGGGATCAACCGCAGGGTATTGTTCATTCTGATGAATTTGTAGCCAACCGTTTTGCGGTGGCCAATCCGAATTTGCGGCCGATATTCGATGTTATTGATGTGGCACAACGTACCGGAAATGTTGGTAACTTAACAGCTGAAGATATCGCAGCCGTGGCAGGATCCGGAAAGAATACGCATACCGTTCCAGCTAAGGCACCCGGAGCCAGTGCCACAACCACCACCAATGATCCGGCTATGGTGGCGATGCTCGTTGAATGTACCCGTGCGCTACGTAAACTTAAAAATCGTCTGGATGATCCGTTAGTAGCGGAGACTTATGTTACCGGTAAACGGGGTATCAATCAGGCTCAACGAGATTATAAAAAATTAGAGAATAACAAATCACGTAACAAGCAATGACCGAATTATACATTGACGGACAGTTGGCCGCCCTTCCTGAAGGATTCAACTTTACATTCACTTCCGAAAATCCATATTTCACCCGTAGTTCCAATTATTCGTTGGATATAGAACTTCCTATGCCGGCTAATCATGCCATATTCGGACATATTAACCGGATGGATGTAACAAAGAAAAAGACCATACTTCCCGCCATGCTCATTGTGGATGCCAGGTGCCTGCTTTATGGCAGCGCAGTTTTATTGTCGGTAGAGGACACATTGGTTAAAGTGCAGCTGGTATCTGGTAATGCGGAGTTTAATCTTCTTACGAATGATGATATCTATATTGATGAGTTAGAGCTGGGAGGTCCTTATATGCCTCCGCAGCCGGGAATCTTTCAATTCTTCTTACCGGAATCAGAAATGAAGGCAGCCTACGGCTCGGTAGATGAAGTGGATGGGGTTTTTCTCCCGGTATTTTATCAAGAAACAAAAGAGGAGAATTTGGTCAATAGAGTTACATATGAAGAGGGAACAACCAACTTTAATCCCGGCTCTAACATGTTTGTAGGAAGTTTCCAACCCTACCTGCTTACGGTCATCAAAAAACTGGTTGAATATTTCGGATATACCTTTGATACTACTTTCTTTGATAACAGCTTCTTGCGGAATATCTATATATGCAGTGCGGTAAACTCATTCCGCATTGAAACAGCATTGCCACACTGGACAGTTTCCGAGTTCTTTGATGAATTGGAGAAATTCCTGGGTGTCATTACCGTTGTAGACGAACATGCCAAAGTAGTACGCTTTGTTGAACTGAATAATTATTTCTCCAATCCCGATAAAGAGATCATTGATCACGCTGCATTGTTGCGTGAATATGCGGTCGAAGTGGACGAGGAGAAGAACGATAAGGATGTAACCTCTGGCAATGTCGGTTATGATCTTCCCTCCACTTCAGATGACGGCTACTTCCGACTGGATCGGTATCTGCTGAAGGCTGCTAAAAAGGCTGAATATGCCAACTATCAGGATATGAAAAATGCTTACGACAGTATGAATAATGAAGAACGGAAAAGGGTGATATTTGTCGTAGGTAAACGTTACTACATCAACTACAATGAGAATGAGACAGACACACTGCGTGAAGTCAATCTATATGCTGACCTTATCCGTGATCCGGAATCTTATGATACGGATGCCGAGCTGAAGATAGTCCCTGCCAAGATTGTACAATATGATCGTGGTACATGGAAACGGCTGGAACATAATTTCGATGTGGTGAGAACTGACACCAGCTTAGTTTTGAATATTCCCTTAATCAGCTATTACCGCAAAAATTATAATCCGGATTGGATAATCAGTCCTCAGGGTGAAGCTTTCAATATCCAAGAAGCCATCAGCGGTGATGTTGAGTTACCGGAAAAACAGCAAAAGAATGATCGTATGGAGATAGCTTTCAATACCGGAAAGTTCAATCGGCAGAACGTGACCTCTAACGGACAAACCAAACCTTACAGTCATGCTTATCCGTTTACCGACTACCAGCAGAAAACTGCTGCGCAGCTCACTGATTTTCTTCCGTATTCGCTCAGTCTGAATGACGTTTGTCCGGACAGCATAGGTCATCGGCTTTCTGTTCTGAAGATGTTTCATTCCAATATTCCCTATACTATCAATTTCCAGGCTAACCGTTTGCCGGATGTTAACAAGGTATTTCTTATTGGTAATAAGCAATATTTGTGCGAGAAGATTGAGGCGGAAATAGATGCGGATGGGTTAAATAGGGTGCTGAAGGGGACTTTTTACAGGGTAGAATAAAAATCCCCGTAGCGGTTCATACTACGGGGATAAGTGTCAATAAAACGTCTCTCAAGATATGGAGAGTGAACCTAATTGTTTGCTGATGTCCTGAAGAGCAAAATTAAATGTTTCCAGGTCTTTTTTGCTAAGTGTATAAACTTTGCCTCTTACTTTACTTCCGTTGATACGCTGGCTGAGCCATGCTGTACTTTTACCGAAATATTTTTTAGCAATGTAGCCTAACGGAATAATTTCTGTATAAGGGGCTATTTGCTGTTTTAATGTAACATAATTGATCTGTTCTTCCGCCTCTGATGCAATTTCCTTGTAGCCATTGATTAAAAAATCGGCTATTGCATCGACATCTTTCTGATCCGTGTACTTGCTGGTTATCTCGTCAGAGAGCGCAACATATTTCTCCATGGCATCCGGTGCACCGGAGTGAGCGATTTCATGCAATTTCTTTAAATCATCTTTAAGTGCCATAATCGTATTGTTTTATGCTCCCCATGTGGGGAGCTTGTTTAACTTCATTTTTCCAATTCATTTAGAACTTTTTCCAAAAGTGCTATCTGTTTGTCTGTTTCAAGTTTGGCATCCAGGAGTTCATTCATTTTCTGTGTACTCATTTGGTTCCCTGCATTCTTGAAAGTGTGTTCATACATTTTAGATAACAATTTTAACTGGGTAAGTTTTGCAACCAGTTGCATTTTGGTTTCTTTTTCCATATCTCTTCGTTTTAATGACAATGCAAATATACATAAAGTTTTATTTATGTGCAAATTCCATAAAGAAAAGTTTATGTATTTCGTTTTTTTTATGTATTTATCGTGAATTGGGGTGGAGAGGAACAGGCTTTCTTTGGGATATTAATTTCAATTTTATATTTTTGTGGCATCTAATGATGCCAATTGTTTTACATGACTTACATAGTGCCTTTAGTATTTTCATCAGTCAAACATCGCGATTTTAAAGGCATGAGTAGCGCATCTTCTTGTAAGGTGTGCTACTCTTTTTATAATAAGAACCCTAACAAAAGACCAACTAATAAAGCTATGGGAATGGCTACGAGCTGTTTTTTAACCCGGGTTATGTCTTTTCTTAAAGACATAACTTCTTTGATTATAACAGAAATATCATCATCTATAAAATACATAACAGCATTGTTTTTTGCAAAATTATTATAAATAATTGAAGTTGAAGCGGAGAAATAAAAAATCTCCGCTTTTTTTTCTCCTATCCATACACAACCATCACCTATATCCGATATAGACATCGTATTTTAGATGGCCTGAAACAAACGGGTGGAACCTATAACTGGTTTCGTCCGTTTGTGTTTATTGTATTTGTTGTGTTAAATTATGGTTAAATATTTTATAATTATTTGGTTATCAAATAATTATAAAATATATTTGTCTTTGAAAATGAAAACAAATCATATGAACAACAAGATTATGGAAACAAAAATCATTACAAGAGTGAATAACGTGGACATTATTGCCACAAGTGACGAACAATTGGTACCAATCCGGCCTATTTGCGAGGCGTTGGGGATTGATGTGGAAAGACAGCGTAGAAAGATTCAAGAGGACGAAGATTTGAATTCAACTGCCGCCCTGACGCCCGCGGTTGGAGCCGATGGGAAAGAGCGCGAAATGCTCTGCCTTCCCATCCGTTATATCTTCGGTTGGATGTTCACCATCAACCCCAAGAACGTGAAACCCGAAGCGCAGGAAGCCGTACGTATTTACCGACGCAAATGTTATGATGCCCTATACAGTCACTTCTTCGGAACACAAAAGAGACAGATAGAGCAGAATCGGGTAGAAATATCCCTGTTAGAGGAACTGGCCGATCTGAACCAGCAACAGCAGCAGTTGAAGCAGACCATCAACGAAAAACGCAAGAAGTTGGAGAAACTTCGCGAAGAGAGGCTGAAAAACGAACCACAGCTGTTTGATTGAAAAAGTACTGAAGGAGCGGAGAAATAAAAAATCTCCGCTTTTTTTGTCGTTTGGTAACTTATTTCGACCTTTGCAGTGCCCAATTAAACCAAACGTTTCAATTCCTTATGTCGTGTAACCCGTACTCAATCGGGTTCCGGGTGGTTCTGGTGGGCGCACGGCATAAGGAATTGATTTTTTGCAGGCAATTAATTAACATTTTAATATTATGGAAAAGAAGATTTCATGTTTATTGTTTTCTATTTTAGCTCTATCAGCTTGTAGTGTAAGTAATTTACCGGCACCTAAATCAGAGGTTTTTATGATTGACTATTCTATGTTGACGCAACAAGGGTATTTTGTAACAGAATCTAATTCTGTAAGTTTCGACTACGAAGCGATAGGTAGTATTTATGCTGAAGAAGTTGGTGGGTGGGTACCAAAAGATGGAAAGCCCAAATCTACGGATCCTAAAGAGAACTACTATATAAATTCCGGTCGGAAACATATTTATCAGAAACCTAATCTCCAAAATACCTATGTCAATATAGCGGATAAGCTAAAAGCTGTGGGAGCCAATGGGATTATTAATCTAAAAGTCAGCAATTATTCTAATAAAATTATAATTACAGGTATGGCTATCAAAAAAAAGGATTGACATAAATTTCAATTTTATAAAGAAATTAATCGAATAGTAGAACAGCTTAATTTCTTTATGAGCAATACTAACTTTATGAAAAGATATGGAAGCGGAGCTGGTAGACTCCGCTTTTTTCGTACATAGCTACGAAATAGTTCTTCAAATAAAAAATCTCCGCTTTTCTTTTGCTGTTTCAAAAGAAACCTGCATCTTTGCAGTGCGTAACATTTGATACAGGCGAGATAGTTCGCCAACTTTAGCCGTTGGCATTTTTTATGCCTATTGGCTTTATATATAGTTCCGACCCCCGTGTGGAGAGTTTAATGACCTCCCAGCCTGTATCAGGTGTTACGCAACGGGAAAGCGGAACTTTTTTAGTTCCCTTCCCGTCTCTATTAACCAACAACATATTGTTTCATTTTAATGCGTAACAAAAAATGAAAAAACAGAATCAAAGCGCCCACGAACGCTATGTATCCGCGGAGAAGATCCAGCAAGCATTTGCTCAGCTGGGCATTGAATTGTGCGCCGGACGTAAACGGATCCGTGCAACACAAAGTGAGAAATCCATTTCCATCTATGTCAATGGTGGAACAGTCAACATCACCTTTAATGAGAAAGGAGGCAAAGCATGATGTTCTTTGTTTACCATTTACAGACATACGCTCCGAAGAACCGGGCATGGAAAAAGGTGATCGATTACGTGAATAAGTACGAGTATGTTCTTATCAAGGATGAACTTTCCCTGGATGCGCTCAAGCATGAATTATGTGACGTAATTAACCGAATCAATGCGGATCATCCCAAACTGAAACGCATACAATATTCTGCCGGTCCTCTGGATGGCAGCCGTACCATACGTATAGAGGCTCGTGTTATAAGTGGCGGATGTCCGGATCTTGTGTTCTTTCTCGATATTTGCAAGGTTCGTTCCGTTTATCAATTTAGCGAGAAGGCTAATGTACTGGAGCAGAAAGGAGGCGAGAATGAATGATGAGTTCTTTATCACCAAAACTGTAGATACAGGTAGCGAAGGCACTAAGAATGTTAGATATCACGTTTATGCTCGTAATTGTGATGGTGAGATTAATGAGATAAGTTATGAAGAACTGATGCGGTTTAACCAGTTCCTTACCAATTTCTTAAAAGAGGAGGAGAGCAGCCATGAATAATCGTAGAAAAATAGGCTTTCGGGCATACAATGATGATGCTCAGGATCCCGAAGAAGATGAACTGAAGAGAGAACAGGCAGAACGGCAGAAAGCTATAGCCGAATTTATCGGCCATAACTATTCGCCTATTGGTACTACTTCGCAGAAGTGTTACAAGACTTCTGCGGAATTGGTGTACGATATATCCAATATCATTGCTGTCCGTCCGGCAGAGTTGGCCAAACAACTCAGTGATGCTGGCTATCGTGTGGAATATTTGGCAGGACAGCCATATTGGGTGCTGTACGAGAAGACATAAAATATAAACGAAACATTTTTTTACATTTTTTTTGGAGGCTCTTGTCCGTGAGGATAGGGGCTTTCTTTATAATCCGCCTTTAAAATGTTTTGTTTCCTCGTGTACGGCTAAAGAATCTCCTTTTAAATACCTGTTTGTTGTAGCAACATCGCTGTGCCTTGCTTGATCACGCGCAACGACTATGCCTTCAGAGTTAGCCAAATCGCGAATGCCGGTATCTTTTAAGCTATAAAATTGGTAGCTGTTTGGCCACTTTAAGAATGCACGTACTTTATTAAAATATTCCCTGAATATGCGGGAATCCGCTTTGATGGCATTGGGTTTGAACTGCTTTCCGAATAAGTAAAAATGCGATGGGTTTTCAAAAACCTCAAGTTCTATCATCATTTTTATGACGGTATCATTGAGGCCAACCATGCCATCACGTCGGTTCTTACTGATGGTTGAAGATATAAATACCTTTTGTTCCTTAATGTTTATGTCGCTTAGGCGCACATTGCTTAATTCGTCCGGCCGGATAAAAGTATAATACTCCATCATACAGGCAAGTAAGAAATGCCGATTCGTTTCACCGAGATATTCTTTTAATCTTGTTAAATCAGGTGCGGTTAAGGCGGAACGGCGTTTCTCTCCTTCTACTAATGCCTTTATTCGTTCCGTTGGATTGTGATCTATGTATTTTTTTTCTTGTAGCCAGGTGCAGAATGCGGACAGCCATGTACGATAATTGTTTCTGGTTCTGGCTGTTGAATCCCGGTCTAATAATATATAGTCTAAAAAATCACTGATATAACATTGGTCGAACTGGTATATGTAGGTGATAGGGTTGCTTCTGGTAGAGTTGTATTCGAGCAACATGTTCATTCTCGATTGATAGTCGTAGGCTGTTTTCTTTTTCAGCGTGTTGTTACTTGTGAGTTTCTCGATATACCTTATGTATAAAGAGGTAACTTCTGAGAATTTGGCATATTGACGTTCTGTTGATGCTTCAATCCATGGATTCCATCCGCTTCGTAGGCGTGATGTGGCATTAGAGATGATTTCAGCAGCTCTTTTTTTTCGGTCTGAAATTTTAGCGATAGAATCCAGCATGTATTTTTTTCGCCGCATCTTTCCATCTGCGGGATCAAAACAAGTAAAGTCGACATACCAATTTTTACCGGTGTGTAGTTTGGGGAGGGTGTAATCCACTATATTATTTATTGTGGAGCCTTTTCGAGTTTTGGATAGAGACAT